TACAGTGCCGACCTGTCCGGTGCCGACCTGTCCGGTGCCGACCTGTCCCGTGCCGACCTGTCCGGTGCCAACCTGTCCGGTGCTTTGAATGCGGATCTTGTTATCGCCAGAACCCGCATTCTCGGGGAAGGTGACTTGATTGGATGGAAGAAATGCCAATACGGTAAAATCGTCAAACTACTTATTCCCAAAGATGCGAAACGATCTCACGCATTTGGCAGAAAATGCCGCGCTGAGTACGCCGATGTATTGGAAATCTCGGAAGGCAAAACTGCTAAAAGCAATAGTGATACAAACAGCAGTGTAAAACCTCTTACCTATAAGGCTGGAGAGAGGGTTGTAGCACATGAATGGTGCGAGGATTTCACACAAGAATGCGCCGCAGGAATCCATTTTTACATCACCGAAATCGAGGCGAAGAATCACTAATCTAACCCAATAAATCCCATGTATACAGGAATCGACACAATCACCCTCTCAAAAGCCATCAGCGATGCTGGCTCCGTCTTCCCAGTCCAGCGCGACTACATCACCGCTAAGGCGGAGGCGATGTTCCTTCGATGGACATACGCCTTCCTGCCTGTGCTGGAGGTTCACGATGTTCTGGAGGTGGAGAGCGAATTTGCATTCGAGCTCCTGAACCCCGAGACGGGCGGATCATCTAAGACCTTCCTTGAGGCTGGCAAAAAGGATGGCGTCCTCCGTCATCGTGCCACCCGGGAGATCAAGCTGCTGGAGCACAAGACGACCAGCGACCAGATTGGCGCTGATTCGGACTACTGGGCAGCTCTCGTAATGGACACACAAATAAGTAAGTACATCATCGACATTTCTCGGCAGTACCCCGAGTGCCGCAGCGTGCTGTACAACGTGATGCGCAAGCCCGCTAACCGACCCCTCAATGTTCCAGTTCTCGATGCCGACGGCGTCAAGCAGGTAGTCAACCTCGAAGGCGAGCGCGTCCGCACCAAGGACGGCAAAAAGTGGCGTGAGTCGGCCAGCGTGGATGACGGCTACTCATTGATAACTCGCAAGGAAACTCCCGACGAGTATTACGTCCGCCTTCACGATGAGATCGAAAGCGATCCCTTCAACTACTTCGTCCAGCGTGAGATCGTCCGATCCAATCGTGACCTCGAGGCGTACATGAAGGACGCATGGTCTCAGTCGCAGGTCATCCTGTACAACCGCCGCAATGCCCTCTGGCCAAAGAACCCAGATGCCTGCCATCAGTACAGCACCTGTGAGATGTTCAATCTCTGCGCTGGTCGGGCATCTGTGGACGGCATCAACTACGCCCGGAAAGAGGTAAAGCACGCAGAGCTGTCAGAAAAAACTAACAGTATTTCTGACAAGTCTCTCCTGACAAACTCATCCCTGCGAGCCCTCCGCAAATGCCCTCAATACTACTTCCTGAAGTACGAGGAACCCGTGGAGCGCGTTGGGGACGACAAGGAGGCCCTGATCCTCGGATCGTATGTCCACGCAGCCATAGAGGCCTTCCTGAAGCCCTTCATTGTATTATGAATAATTTGAACCAAGGGAACTGGCGTAAGCGGGGTGGTGTTTCATTTGTGCGCCACGCCAAGACGAAAGGTTTGTACCGGCCCTTGGTTCATCCACTCACCAACCAACCCAAAATAAACAAACACCATGCAACGTCAAAACCACAACAGTATCGGCCTAGTCAACCAAATGGAGCGCGGATACCGCCGTATCCTTATCGCGATGGCCATCGCGTCATCGTCATCTGGCTTCGGCCTGTTCGATAAGATTGGAAAATTCGCTCGCAAGGGGCGCATCCGCTTTAAGGATTATTACGATCCAAAAACCCGCGAGATCGATCGCATGATCAAGCGCCGGTCTCTCGACGCTTGGGCTGCATCGCAAAATTATGCAGGTTGGGCTGGACACCCAAACTCGCCTCAGTAATAGTCCACATCCACATCAAACCAATACATCAATGAACCAACGTCTCGCTACCTGTGGTTGCGCTGAAACCATCATCAATGGTCGGCGTCTTCCGTTCGTCCCGTTCCATGATTGTGAGTACATCCACAATCGCAATCTCCGCATTCCAACAGCAACCAAGCTGGCGGAAAAATCATCAGGCGATCCCAGGTCGGAAGGCTTTGGACGCCGCTTCACCCAAGCATTCAGCAACCACATGGATCGCCTTAGTGCCGTCCTCCTTAAGTAAAACATCATGAGTATCCTCGACAACATCAAACGCGGCGGTCAAAACCTCCCGCCTCGCGTCCTTCTCTGCGGGCCTGAAGGTATCGGCAAGAGTTCTTTTGGAGCCGCATTTCCTGACCCTCTCTTTCTGGCACCAGAGGAAGGTCTCACTGGGCTCGACCATGTCGCGCATCTTTCCCCGGCATCGTGGGAAGAGGTGCTCGATACTGTCCAAGCGCTGACGGTAGATGCACATGGCCACAAGTCATTCGTCATCGACACCAGCGACTCACTGGAGCGCCTGCTGCACGACTACCTTGTTCGCAAGGCTAACTCGCCAAAGATTCAGTCGATCGAGGACGTTGGTGGGGGCTGGCAGAAAGGCTACAAGGCGGCGGAACAGGAGCTTTCTGTTCTTCTCCAAAAACTCGATCTGCTTCGCGCTCGCCAGAATATGTCGATCGTCATCCTCTCCCATGTTGAAATCAAAAACTTCATGTCGCCAGACGGCACCGCATGGGATCGCTACCAACTCAAAGGACACAAGTTCTTTACAGCTCTCCTGCGCGAATGGCCAGACGCCTGCCTATTCGCCACCTATGAGGTCTTTAAAATGAAGGAAGGACGCAGCGAGAAGGCTATCGCCGGGGATCGCGTGATCCACACCAACTGGAGCCCTGCATGGGAAGCCAAGAATCGCCTTGGATTGCCTGATGTGCTTCCATTGGATTACGAAGTTTTCATCAGGGAGGTTGAAAAAAACAGCCCTCCATCGCTTCGTAAAAAATTCCTCGAACTGCTCGAAACATCCACGCTGGATGCCGAGACGAGGAAAGCATGGGTTAAAACCCCAATTGAGCAAGTTGCCCCTGATCGTATCAGGGCAGGAATCGCGAAGCTGGAGAATCTCCAGCCAAGCAAGTAGCAAACACCCAACAATAAGGAAATCAGTACATGAGCCAGAATGGTTATTTAGATAAGGCGGGCGATTTTGTCGTCCGCGTCGAGCCACGATTTGACTCGTGGTTCACTAAATCCAAGGAAAAAGGAACCCTTGGAATCCGCCTCACACTCGTCGTCGATGAAGGCCCTGAAGAGGGCGCAAAGGCGGAATACTACGGCTGGCTCACCCCGGCAGCAGAAGACCGTACCCTTGCCACCTTCGCCAAGGTATTTGGTGACATCTGGGACATCGATAATATCGACGCCCTGATTGGTGAGAGGGCTCGCATCTCCGTCGAGCTAGAGGAGTATGACGGCAAGCTCCGGGCTAAGGTCAATTGGCTCAACCCGCTCAATGGAGGAGGAAACTCTGCCCCAGAGGGAAAGGAAGTTGAGGGCCTGCTGGCACGCCTGCGGAGCAAGAGCAAGGCCATCACCAGTAAAGTACTCGAGGATGAAGGGAAGCCAGTGGAACGGGACGGAAAGAAGCCATCTGTAGCAACAGAGGAAGACCCGGAGATTCCATTTTAACATTGACTAGTTCCATTCTGGCTCTAATCTCCGCGCATGAAAACTTGCTTCAAATGTAAATTGTCTTTGGACATTTTTCAGTTCTATAAACACTCGAAAATGGGTGATGGACACCTAAATAAGTGCAAGCAATGCACAATACAGGACACTGAAGAAAGAAGGAAGCGTCTGGAGATGGAGCCGGGATGGGCTCTTGCGGAGCGGGAGAGACACAGGAAAAAGGCGGCCAAGCAGCGCCTAAATAAAACCGCCAGTAAAAGCAATCCAGAAACAAATAAGTTATGGATTAAAAGAAACCAGCATAAGAGAAGGGCGCACAACGTAGTTTCTAATGCCCTGCGCGATGGACGACTACACCGCCACCCATGCTGCATATGCGGCAATAAAGCCCAAGCCCATCACGAGGATTATTCCAAGCCACTGGAGGTAATCTGGTTCTGCCCAAAACATCACGGACAACACCACGCATCACAACGAGATCAAGAAGTTATGAAAAAACTAACCAATCAATAATATGGGAGCCACCGTCACAAAACGAGAGGCTTCCCTTGAATCAAAATATCCTTGCCGTGATTGCGAGCGCGTAATCACTGG